AATATATGCTTGAAAGTAATCTTATAACTTATGATGATTATATAAAAAGATTAGGTGAAACCTTTAAAGGGTGGTCAAATAATAATAAAGCTATAACCAAAGAAGCTGCTACTTCTATAATGCAAATAGGTAATGGGTTAATGTCAGCATTAGGATCATCTATGGATATGCTTTTAAATAAAGGTGCTAGTTTAGGAGATACTATAAAAGGCATGGTAAATGACCTTATTAAGCAATTAATAAAGGTTATTGCTACTGCTGCAATAGCTGCCACATTAATGAGTGTAATATTTCCTGGAAAACTAGCTGCTGCTGGAATGAGTGGTATGGATCTTTTTGAAAGTTTATTTACACAAGGAATGGGATTAGGTTCTATAGCATTCCCTCCTAAAAAAATGGCAAATGGAGGTATCGTATCAGGTCCTACAATGGGTCTTATGGGTGAATATCCTGGTGCTGCCAATAATCCTGAAGTAGTAGCTCCATTAGATAAATTAAAATCTATGATTGGTGGTGGATCAGGTGGTACATTTGTACTTAGAGGACAAGATTTATTATTAGCTACAAATAGAGCACAAAAGGCATCTAATCTTAAAGGACAAAATATTAGTTTAGCATAATGGCGTACGTTTTAAAATATACTATAACACAAGAGTTAAGAGATGACTTGGTTCAAGTTGTAAAGATTTACGAACAAGACCCTTTAAATAATTCTGTATATACTTACGAGGCAACATCTATTCAAATACAACCTAACTCAAATGAAGAAGATCCTATTGGCGGTGTAATATCTTCTCAGCTTAATGTATCATTTTTAATATCGACTACAAATGATTATGAAAAATTTCCTGATTTATTAAACTTTAATGATGTTAAGTATTATGTTGAGTTAACAATAGGTGCTGAAACTAAATGGAAAGGTTGGTTATTTAACGATTATATTAACGTACAATTTACTACAGGAAATCAAGAAGTAAACATAGTTTGTATTGATGGTTTATCTTTTTTAAAGTATAAGTTCTATGAATCAGAAATAAGTATTAACGATAATATAAGTTTGTTAAATATTATAGGCACTTCTTTAAATCTTATACCATATCCTAATATGACATTTATATATGCTTGTTGCTCTTATTACGCATCAACAATGTTTGATAGGTCTGATGCAGCAGGTGATGAGCCATTTAAACAAGCATATCAATATAGAAGAGATTTTTTAAACTTAGATTATTATACTATTTTAGATAATATAGTTAAAGGATTTGGTTGTAGATTATTTCAAGCAAATGGTGATTGGTATATATTACCAATGAATCAAATGGCAACAACAATATATTATACAAGATATGTTGTTGAAAATACTCCGTCAAACTCAGGTAATGGTGTATTAGATAATATTATTGATATATTACCTTATCAAGACAATAATGTACATTTTGTAAATAATAGCCAAACCAAAATAGTTAAAAAAGGTTATCCTAATATTGTTTCAGAAATACCTTATGAATATGCAGAAAACTATATCCATAATGGAAATATAAAACAAATAGATGCACTTGGATTTCCTGTAGGATGGGATAAAAATACTACTGGTACTGGTTTAGTTCAATTTTTTATCTATCCAGATAGTCAATCTAATAGATTTAGTATATCTTCTGGAAGTAGTGGTACTGCATCTGTAACTATTGGTGAATTCCCATCTGATTTTGCTTATAAACCACAAATGTATGGTGCAGAAGCAACTTTATCATTTGATTTTCAAGGCTCAATGAGAGTTTATATAGAAATATTAGTACCAATTGGTGCTGGGTTTACTGCATTTTATTTAAAAAATGATGCAACATGGACTACAGTTCCTTCATTCATTGAAGTAGCATCTACTACTGGAACATCTTTTGAAAGCAAAAGTATCACATTGCCTTTAGGAGAGCAAATAACAACTTCTGGAACTATAATAATGGAAGGATATGTAGACTGTGCATTTTCGGTTACAAATGTAGGCAGTACTAATAAAGCTGCTGGTATTATGAATTTTCAATTAAAACAATCTGCTGGAAATTTAACACAAGTTGTTGTTACTCGTTCTATTAATGATAATCAAACATCAAAGAATATCGAATTAAAATATGGATTAATTTATCCTAATTTATTTGTTTATAAAAGTGAAAATTATATTAATAGATTAACAAATGCATCAGGTGTTACTTTGACAGGTTGGTATAGATATGGTAAGCCTACTGAATCTTTTGCTAATTTACCTCAATTAATTATGAGACAATATTCAAATTTATTAAATAGAAATATAGCAACATTAGAGGGTGATTTAGGTGCATATACATCTGAAAATGGAATGATATATTTAGATAAAGTTTATCAGATACAAGATACATCAACTTATTCCTTATCTTATAATGGTAAAAAATTTCTAGCAAATAGATTAACTACAAATCCTTATAACAATGAAGTAAGTAGCGTTCAGTTAATAGAAGTTACAGATACAGATAATGCATCAACTGAAACTTTAGTTTATGATGGATATATTCCAGGAAGAGCACCAAGAGCAGTATAAAAGATATAATATTAAAAATGTTTAAATATAAATAATGCCATCAGTAATTAACGGAACGAATATAGTTCTATATCAATATAATCCTACAACATTTCTTTCAGTACCTTTTGGGGCAGCTACAAACTGTTCTTTTGAGGTTTCAGTAGATCAGAAGGAAGTAACTTCACAAAGTTCTGCTTGGTTTAAAGAATATAAGAATGACGTAGCTACATGGTCCATCAATGCTGATGGTTTTGTTGCTTTAAGCGAATACTCTTATTTATTCTTAGCTAACTTACAATTAAGTAGACAGCCTATATTAATTAAGTTTCAAATAGACAACGATAATGGTAGTGGTACTGGGGCTTTAGGATACACAGTATTCACAGGATTAGCCAATTTAAGCTCACTTAGTTTAAGTGCAGGGGTAGAGGCTGCCTCAACATATAGTGTGTCACTACAAGGCTCTGGTGCATATACAATATCAGGAACTCAAGTTACACCTACAGGTGTAGTTGTAGTAGGTTCTAACGTAGTAATGTTTGACTATACTGCTACAGGTGGTGAAACAACTGTGACCTTTACAGGTGCTATTGGTAAGTCTTGTGTGACTGTTACAAGAGGTGGTATAGAGGTTAGAAGTATAGCTACCTCAGGTGTACCAACAGGTGAGAATGTAACCTTTAACGCATCTACAGGAGTACTTACCTTTGCATCAGCTAGAGCATTGGCTGCTGATGAGTTTATTAGAGCAATTTTTAAATAGAAATTAAAACATGAGTAATCAATTACAAATAACTGGGGATTTAAAGGTAAAGACATTAACAGGTGCATTAACGGCAAGTGCTGGAGTAGTTAGTTCTGTTCCTTTGGGTACTGCTAATGGTGTTGCTACTTTAGGCGGAGATGGTAAAGTTCCATCTGCTCAATTGCCTACAATGGCATCTTCTTATAAGGGAACTTGGAATGCTTCTACAAATACACCAACTATTGCGGATGGTGTAGGAACGGCTGGAGATTATTATTTAGTAAGCACAGGTGGTACTTGGAATGGGATAGTATTTCTTGAAGGAAACACAGTTATTTACTCTGGTACTGTATGGCAAAAAGCTGGTGGCGGAAGTGGAACAGTAACTTCGGTTGGTCTTGCTGCTCCTGCTGCATTCTCGGTATCTGGTTCTCCAGTAACAAATTCTGGAACATTAACTTTAGCTGGTGCTGGTGCGAGTACGGATTATATAAAAGGGGATGGTACTTTAGCAGTATTTAATAGTTCGGCTATTTCTGCGGTATCTGGTAGTTACTTGGCTTTAGCTGGTGGAACTATGACAGGTCAAATTGTGCTTAAAGAATCTTCAAGTAGTACAGATTTTACAAAAGGTTTAAGATTTCCTAATGACCCATTTATTGGAAGTGGAGATATAAGCGGATTAAGATTATATGCTGACACTACAATAGGTCCAGAAGCACAAGTTTTAGAATTATATATTGCAAACGATGGAATAGGAGCTTCACAAGATAGAATAAACTTACAAGCACCAAGCAATGATTTAGTGACTATTAATGGAAATAAGATTTGGAATGCTGGTAATTTAAACCCAGCAAATTATTTACCTTTAAGTGGTGGTACATTAACTGGTGCTTTAAGTGGTACAAGTGCTACATTTAGTGGGGATTTAACAATAGATACAAATACATTATATGTTGATAGTACAAATAATAAAGTTGGAATTGGAACAACTACTCCTGATTCTCAATTAGTAATTAATGGTTCTTCTAATTCTCGTTTTAATATGAGAGCAGGAGATACAAGATATGGTACTTTATATGCAGATAATGGAGTATTTGCAGTTTCTTCAATTACTTCAAT